CGAGGTACACCTGATAAATCGTATTGGTTCATATCATCCTCCAATAAGTTGAGAGAAGGGCAGGGGTTACCTGCCCTATGGGTTTAGAACAACTTGGCTTTGGGTGTATTGGCTACTGCACCTTCGGTCATGAGTTCCAATCCGTCAAGTGTTTCGCACTTGATGTACAGTGCACCACCTGCTTGTGGAGGTGCTACTACCTTGAAGGTATTGTTCTTGACATTACCCTTAACGCTCTGTACTTCAAAGGCACTAAACGTGCCGTTCTCGTTGACCTTCTTGGCTACCACGGTGATGGTAAAGGTTACGGGCTTGATGGACTTCTTCACTGTTGCTTGCATAATTAACTCCTGAAGTTGGTTAAGTTTACATTACATCTTTGACACCACAGCGATGTCGCTGGGGTCAGGGTCAGATTGCCCGAGCCACGAAAAAACGCAAACACAGGCTGGGCAAGGGTTTGCGGGTGAGCGAGCACTCACTTCGAGGGGTCGGCTGAGTTGTGTAATTTTACAAGGTCAGGCAATAATCTAACACCGCGAATACCAGAGACAAAGACAACTGTCAAATACAAAACTTAGATTGTTAGGAATTCCTAAAAGAATCAACAACTTAGAGCGGAATAATCTACGTGAGGCAAATAATCTGGTCAAGTTAGGGTATCAACACACAACAACATGTAGCCGCCTTCCTTTACTTTACAGGCTAAACCTTTAATGAAAGGGTATATGTGTATATTGAATAGATTATTTAGATTATTTGGATTGTTTACACTCTTTCATGGTGCTATTCCCAATGGAATCAACCACTTACGAGTGTCAAGTTAGCCCTTACAACAATCTAAAAACGCACATGTCAAGTTAGATTATTGTCTTATGCCCATAGATTATTGCGATACAGCGGTCGAAAGTGTCATGGCTGCACCCCCCGGCGTATGGTTTATATATACTACATATAAAATGTAAAGTTTTAGGCAATAAAAAACCCGGCTTTCGCCGGGCTGGGTGGTTAGAATATCGCCATTGCTATCCAGAGTAGTGCGTAAAGTACTGGTGCTACGACAATTGCTGTAAGTACAGCCTTGATTGTTTCTCTCCGCTCCAGTTTCCGCTCGTGTTCCATAAAGATGTTGCGGGTTTGGATTGGCTTTTGCATTTCTTGTTGCAGTTTCTTACGGTAAAGTTCTAGGTGTTCCATTTGTTTCTCCTGTAAAGTTAGGGGAGGGAGCCTTTCGGCTCCGCTCCTGTGGTTTACTTCATGTGAATCCGGACGTTCTCGGGTGGAATTCCGTCATCAATTAACTCTTGCTGGAACTGTACAGCGTATCTATCACGCTTGAACCAGCGAAAGTAAATTGAATCTCCTTCTATCCACTTGACTACGAACCGATTTGACTCTTGCTTGCGCTTTTTGCGCTCGCCTGCTACGTATGCACTCATGGAATTCTCCTTCATTGTGCGGTTAGAAAGGGAGCCGGATTGCTCCGGCTCCTACTACTTAGAACAACTTCCGCTTGGCTGTTGCCTGTTTGGGCTCGTCATCCGTTAAGATTTGGAGACCGTCGAGGCTGAGAGCCTTGAGGTAGATTGCTCCGCCTGCCATTGGGGGAACCGAGGTCTTAAACTCGTTACCCTTGACTGGTTGCTTCACAACCTTCGCCGTAATTCCCGAGAGCGTACCGTTCTCGTTGATACGGGTGGCTGTGATTTCAACCGTCACAGTTACGGGGGCAATCGACCGCTTAGCGGTTGGAGTGCGTTCACTCATGGTTTTCTCCTAACAAGGTTAAAGAACATCAGACTTTCGTCTGGTCGCTGCATCTGCATCGACAATTTCAGATTGCCAGACTTTACAGAATTGTCAAATACGCCTGAAATCAAGGCGTTTGCGGGCGCGGTTCGCGTGCGCTGGCTTGCGCTGTGGCTGGCTTGACGGGGGGTACATGGACTGGCGTTTGCACCGCCCCCCCTGTATATAGTAAACCGCTTAAACCAAGACCCAAAAAAAGGAACGTGTAAAGTTAGCCTCCGCCGATAACTTCCCTAATCTTTTTATAATCAAACTTGTTGACACGTTCGTAAGACCTCGTGTTATATTCGCAGCATGGATACCCTACCACTACACCACACGAAATGGTCAGATAGGTTGGCGTTCGACATTGCTCTTACTTTGGAGGGCAGTGGGGAGACTTTGCAAGAAGTCATGACCCGCCACAAAATCTCGGCTAACGACATCATCTTCTTCAATGCCGACCCGGTATTTCTGAAGAAGGTTGAGCATTACCGCGATGAAGTCCGTGAGAAGGGCATCACGTTCAAACTCAAGGCCCGCGCCCAAGCGGAAGAACTCCTGACAACTTCTTGGATGTTGATTCATGACCCGGCTGTATCGCCAGCGGTCAAAGCCGACTTGATTAAGTCCACCGTAAAGTGGGGAGGGCTAGAGCCGAAGAACGACGTAGTTACCGAAGGCGGCAACGGCGGGGTACGCATCACTATCAATCTAGGGTCTACCCCAGAGGATGCTCGGACAATCGAAGCAGATACCACAGAGGTGACGGATGTCGCTGCCATCGAGTCTGGACAGTAAATTCACCGCAACCTTCGATGGTATGAGAGCCGCACGGTTTGTCAGTGCGAGCGAAGCACACAACATGGAGTCCGCCTTACGTGAAAGCGGAGTATCCTATAAGACCAAAATCGTGAAGCACAAACGCCGGGGCCGCGAGTTCTGGGTAATGCTCGTGGAGGTGCAATGCTAAACATTAACTATACACCGCCGCCAACTGGTAAGAAGTTCATGGCGTCGGACGCAAAGATGCGGGTACTGATGGGGCCAGTCGGCTCGGGTAAGTCGGTCACCTCGTCGTTCGAGATTATCCGCAGGGCCAGTATGCAAAAGCCCAACGCACAGGGAATACGCAAAACCCGGGCGGCAATTGTCCGTGAGACTGCTCGTCAGTTGCAGGACACCACCATCAAGACCTTCTTGGACTGGTTCCCGCAGGGGCAGTGCGGGGAGTACATGCGTACGACCAAGACTTATTTCTTCAAGGTGGGGGATGTAGAGTGCGAGATAATGTTCCGTGCACTGGACGATTCGGACGATGTAGCAAACCTGAACTCATTGGAATTGACGTTCGCATGGTTCAACGAGTGCCGGGACATCCACCCCGATATTGTGGATGCGATGTCAAAACGTGTAGGTCGCTTTCCGTCTGCGAAAGATGGTGGGCCGACATGGCACGGTATGTGGGGCGATACTAACCCCCCGACTATGGATACGTGGTGGTACTACCAGATGGAGGGGCTTGACCCGAAAGATGGGGTTTCCCCTAATAACAACGGCTGGGCAGTATTCAAACAACCGTCTGGACGTAGCGCGTTTGCCGAAAACGTGGAAAATCTACCCGATGGCTACTACGATACCCAAGGTCGCTCGGAAGAATACATCCGTGTCTACATCGACGGGGACTACGGTTTGTCGTCTGCTGGTATGCCCGTCTACAAATACTTCAGACCGGACTACCACATGGGCAAGGAAAAACTCCGCCACATCAACAACGGTGTGCGCCCTATTATCGTCGGCATGGACTTGGGACTTACCCCAGCAGCCGTCCTCGGACAGCAAGACCCCAGAGGTCGAGCCCTGATACTGGGGGAGTGTGTATCGTTTGACATGGGTGTACAGCGATTTGTGCGCACCATGCTCAAGCCTCTGATATACGAGCGGTTCGGTGGGGCTCCCATCCTGATTGTCACAGACCCTGCGGGTGTACAGCGGGCGCAGACCGATGAACGCTCGGCAGTGGACATCATCAAGGCGGAAGGTCTCAAGGTCATTCCCGCCAAGACCAATAACATCTCAGCCCGCATCAATGCGGTGGATGACTACCTGATGCGTCAAGTTGACGGTGACCCGGCCTTCTTAGTAGACCCGAGTTGTACCCAACTCAAGGCGGCGATGATGGGTGGGTATAGGTACAAACCCCGAGGCGACGGCGAGATTGAGAAAAATAAACACTCCCATGTAGCCGAAGCGTTACAATACCTCATGCTCCATATCGCCTCCGTTGGCGAGGGGAATTATTTACCCCAGCGTCGGGAAATTAAACCTGTTGCGAGTATGGGCTGGACTTGATATGATGGAGTTGCTGTTTTGCAGCAGCGGTTGTCACCTCCCCACATCTCCTTCAGTGGGTTATGCCCCGTCGAGTTTTCTCCGGGGCATTTTTTTCTTGCACAAAATTCTTGACAGTCTGTATACTTGTTGATAGAACCACACTACAATATATG